GCGAACTTCTGGACAGATGCAGAGCTAACGGATTACATAAACGATGGGCGTAACACCCTTGTCCGAGACACAGGGTGCAATCGCGTTTTGCAGAATCATACGGTAACCTACAACGTCGAAACCATCGACTTTTCTGACTTGCCGGAAGGCAACAATACCGTTGATGTGCTGAATGTGATCCTCTATTGGGGGAACTCGCGCATTCCACTGTACTACTTGCCTTGGACTGACTTCAATGCGCAGTTGCGTTATTGGCAAAACTACACTGGGCGTCCGGTAGGCTTTTCCATGTACGGGCCTAAGAAGATTTTTATTGGCCCCAAGCCTGATCAGGCGTACCAAATGGAAATTGATACCGTTGTCTTAGTTGATCCAATGGTAACTGGTTCAGAGGTAGAAACTTTACCCACTCCATTTACTGAAGCGGTGCCGTTCTACGCCGCTTACATAGCAAAATACCAAGAGCAATCCTACGGTGAGGCTGAAATCTTTAAGCAAGAGTACAGCAAACACGTTATGGAAGCTCTGAACACCACCTTTACTCGCAGACTGCCGACACCTTACACAGCGGGGTATTGATATGGCTGCGGCAGAACAGAAAAAAAGTTACGCCGTAGTCAAAGACTTCAAAGGTCTTAACACCAAGAACAACCGCACGGTAATTGGTGATGGCGAGTTTAGCTGGTTGGAAAACATCCAGCCCATTGGCTTTGGCAATCTAAAGACGATCCCCGGCAACCAACAGCTTGCGAATGTTGCGTTTGCTGCCAACGTATCGTTCTTGGGATCAGTCAACATCAGCAACAACGAGTATGTGCTGGCGTTTCAGGATAATGGTTCGGCGCAATACGTCAATATCACGACAGGCGCTCAAGGCAACATAGCGCCAGCCAATACGTTCTCAAATGCTAACGTCATGGTGACGCAGTGGCGTAATGAACGTGCGCTAATCATTGATCCCGTCAAGGGCTACAAGACTTGGAATGGTACAAGCCTTAACTCGATTGGCAGTATCAACGCCGTTACTATCAATAATGGCGGCAGCAACTATTCTGCTTCCAACACAACCGTTACGTTTGGTGCGCCCAACGAAGCCAACGGCGTGCAAGCCACTGGAACCGTCGTTGTAGTTGCCAATGCGGTATCTGAAGTCATTGTGACGGAAGCTGGCACAGGTTATACCTCTGCACCTACTGTGACGATTTCTGGTGCAGGTGCCAACGCAAACGTGACCTGCACGATTTTGAATCAAAGCGGTTCAGACATTGCAACCTTCTCAGGCCGTACTTGGATTGCGCAGGATCGGACAGTGTATTACACGGCAACCGATACCTACAATGATTTTATTAACTTAACGGCTGGTTTTATTACGTTAAGTGACGCAACGCTACGCACAGTCATCACACGCATTCTGTCTGCTAACAACTTCTTGTATGTGTTTGGTGAAGACAGTATCAACGTCTTCTCGGATGTACGGGTCGATTCTACCCTTGGTACTACGCTGTTTACCAATACCAACGTGTCTGCTTCGGTAGGTTCGGCACTAAAGCACGCTATCTTCCCGTACTTCCGTTCGGTATTATTCATGAACGAATACGGTGTGTATGCACTGGTTGGCGCTACGACAACCAAAATCAGCGATCCATTAGACGGTATATTTCCATTTATTAACTTTGCAACGGAAATTACGGGCGGTCAGTGCTTAATCAACAACATTCTGTGCGCGGTTTATAACTTTAAGTTTAATGACGATGGCACAGAGCGCTGGATTCAGGCTGCGTTCTTTGAGCGTAAGTGGTTCTTTACGAATCAATTAACTGATTGCTACTATGTGGTGCCTGCATTCAAAGATGGTTTCATAAATCTTTACGGCACTGCTGGTAAAAACCTGTTCCAGTTCTATGAGGATGCAGCCAATCCAGTCGATATGGTGTTGGAAACAGCCTTGTTGCCAATGGGCGATCCCATTCGTGACAAGCAGGCTTTGAAGATTGGTATTGAAGCAACGCTAGGCACAACGCCCATTATCTTTTTGGCGTATGTCGATTCGGAAAACCAGCAGTCGCCAGCCATTGACTTTACAAACACAGTCAATTGGACAAACAATCTTGGCAATGTTATTTCTTGGAGTAACAATGTCAGCGTCATTATTGGCTGGTCTGGATCAACTAGCTCTGGCGCTGGTTACTATTTATACAAGAAAGATGCCAAGATGTTTGGCAAGTATTTGGGCATGACCCTAACAGGTAGCGTTACACCGTTTACGATTAACGGTTTCGAGTTTGAGCATGAATTGAGAGCGAGGTTCTAAATGCCAGTACCTAATATATTTGCAAATGCAACGGCGACGATTCCGTTATCGCAACTGGATGCCAACTTTGCCACAGCGATTACGCTAGGTAATACTGCAATTCAGCTTGGCAACTCGGTATCGACGCTAAACAACATGACGTTGGCAAACGTCACGATTAGCTCCGTATCCACACCAGTCACAGTGGCTCAAGGTGGTACAGGTGTTGCCAACATAACTGCCAATGTTGTCATTCTAGGCAATGCAACTGGTGCAATTAAAGAGGTTGCGCCGGGAACTACTGGCAACGTACTGACTTCGAATGGCAATACTTGGCAAAGCCAAGCGCCGGGTGCTGTAACAGGCAACGTGACGATTGGTAACACTACGGTATCGTTGGGTGGAACAACCAGTTCACTAGGAAACGTCACACTCAACAATGCAACCATTGGTGATGCGGTAGCCAATAGTGCCAACGTCGCTGGCTTTATTGGTATTCCTCAGAATAGTCAAAACAGCAACTACAACATTGTGTTGGGTGATGCGGGTAAGCACATTTATCACCCGACAGGCCAAGCTGCGGCAACTTACACCTTCCCTGCAAACTCGAACGTCGCGTTTACGGTGGGTTCAGCAGTAACGATCATTAACGGTTCTGCCAACAACGTGACCATTGCGATTACCACTGACACGATGACGTTGGCAAACTCAGCTAATACCGGCTCACGCACCTTGACTGCTAACGGTGTTGCCACCTGCGTCAAGATTACGAATACGTCGTGGATTATTTCGGGAGCAGGTTTGTCATGACAGGCATCCTACAAGCACTTCTGTCGTTTTTTGGCGTATCCACTGCGTCAAGCGCAAACTACATCGAGGACGTATTCTCGACGTACTTGTACACGGGTAACGGCACATCACAGACGATCACGAATGACATTGATCTGTCAGGCAAAGGCGGTCTAGTCTGGATTAAAAATCGCAATACGGTTAATGACCACGTTCTTTGCGATACCTCTCGTGGTGCAACATTTAATATCGCTTCAAACTTATCCGGTGGACAATTAACAGAATCAACTGGGCTGACTGCTTTTAACAGCAACGGTTTTAGCCTCGGCTCACTTGGTACAGTTAATAATGGCGGCAGTAGTACCTATGCCTCATGGACATTCCGAGAGCAAGCTAAGTTCTTTGATGTAGTGACATATACGGGAAATGGTTCTAACCGCACCATCTCTCATAACCTTGGCTCTGTGCCGGGCTGCATTATTGTCAAGCGCACAGATGCGACTGCTAACTGGCGGGTTTACCACCGAAGCCTAGCGAATACAGAATACTTAGCTTTGAACTCAACAGGAGCTGCGGCTACGGGCGCTACCGTCTGGAACAGCACCACGCCGACCAGCACAGAGTTCAGTCTAGGAACTGACTCAACCGTCAACGCCAACGGCGGCACTTACGTTGCCTACCTATTCGCTCACGACGCAGGAGGCTTTGGCGCGTCTGGTGCGGATAACGTAATTACTTGCGGAAGCTACACGGGTAACGGTTCTGCGACAGGACCGACAATTACACTTAACTATGAACCACAATGGATTTTAATTAAAAGGGCTGTTGGCGGTACTGCTGGTTGGATTCTTCATGACACGATGCGAGGTTTGCCAACTGGCGGAAATTCCAACTATTTGCAAGCAAACTCAAGCGACGCAGAGACTGGACCAGCAAATTATGTAGATGTAAATGCGACTGGATTTCAGTTAAAAACAACAGGCGCAAGCTGGAACGCATCTGGCTCCACCTACATCTACATCGCCATCCGTCGTGGCCCGATGAAAACGCCGACGAGTGGGACGAGTGTGTTTAGTCCGGTGACTTACACTGGCAACGGCGCGGCAAGAACATTGACATCAAACTTCCCAGTTGATTTAGAAATAGTTCCAAATAGAGATGGTGGTCAATCTTGGTCGCCTTCATGGTTATACCGATTGGCTGGCAATGGTGTGTATGTCGTTTCTTCTTCGACTGCTGCTGAAGTTAATGAGAGCGCCAATATAACGAACGAGTTTCAGTCCAATGTTGGTGTAAACAGAACCAACGCGTATTGGAATACAAGTAGCCAAAATTTAGAAACTTTCATGTTCCGTCGCGCTCCCGGCTTCTTTGATGTGGTGTGCTATACGGGTACGGGATCTCCCACCACCGTCACACACAATCTTGGCGTCGTTCCAGAGTTAATAATCACAAAACGACGAGATTCTAATTATGACTGGGTGGTTTATTCTCAAACATTGGGAACAACAAAAGTATTATTTTTAAATGCAAATGACGCAGAAACGACATTTACCGGTTTTGGAAATGTAACTTCTACAAATTTTGATGCTGTTTCAGTAGTTCAAAACGGAAATCAAGTCGCCTACCTCTTTGCCACACTTGCAGGCGTAAGCAAAGTCGGCAGCTACACCGGCACAGGAACAACTCAAACAATCAACTGCGGGTTTACTGCGGGTAGTCGGTTCGTGATGATTAAACGCACAGACTCAACAGGCGACTGGTACGTCTGGGATAGCGCACGGGGCATTGTGGCAGGTAACGATCCGTACTTGCTGATGAACTCAACAGCGGTGGAAGTCACTAACACCGACTACGTTGACACAGCAAATTCAGGTTTTGAGATCAGCAGCACAGCACCTGCGGCTATTAACGCTAACGGCGGTAGTTTCATATTTTTTGCGGTGGCATAAAGGAAACATCATGGGATATAGAATAGAAGCAACAGGCGAGTATTTTCCAACAGACCATGCGCTACGCGATTTTCTAAGAGGTAGCGTAGATGTGCCGCTGCCCATCACTTTAGAGTTTATGGAGCAGCATGGTATTGGCGCTGTCTTTGAAGGCCCACAAGTCTCTGGCGGCACGGTTTATCAGTACAGCCAATTTGGTGGCATAGAGCAGAAAGAAGATGGCAAGTGGTACACAAAGTATGTTTTGGGGCCAATCTTTACTGACAATGAAGAAGCCACCGCTGCCGAGCAAGAGGCTGAATACAAAGCAAGGAAAGAAGCGGAACAGGCAGAGAATGTTCGTCGTGATCGTAACCAGCGATTAGCCCAATCAGACTGGACACAGTTGGACGATAGCCCCGGCAATCAAAAACTTGAGTGGGCAACGTATCGTCAGGCTTTGCGAGATGTTCCAACTCAGGCTGGTTTTCCTTGGCAAGTTGATTGGCCTACAACGCCGGAGGCATAAATGGGAATTAATGCTTTTACAAAAACTGGTAACACTGTCACGTTCTTGGCGGCTACCACTGCCCCAACTGCGGTGCAATGTTCGTCTACAACTATTGGCGGCAATCAGTACCGAATCATTAACGCAGGAACCATTACTGTCTTTCTAGGTTATGGCACGACCGCTGATGCAGCTAACAGTTCTGCACAGATTGTTACCAGCAGCCAATCCGCATTTCCATTGTTGCCAAACACCGATGAGATTCTGACATTTGTTCCGAATGCGTATTTCACGGGTATCACGGCTTCTGGCAACGCTACTATTTACATTACGCCAGGCGATGGCCTATAAGGAGTAATCATGCTAAAGGTTGCAGGCGGTGTAGGCGGTGGTAGTAACGGCACAGTTACTTTAGTTAATACGGGTACTGGCTTAACTGGTGGCCCTATTACGACCTCCGGTACGATTGCGCTTGCAAACACAGCCGTTACTGCCGGTACTTATGGCACTGCTAGCGAGGTTTCTCAGGTTGTCATAGACGCACAAGGACGCATTACTAGCGCATCTAACGTTGCTATTGCTATTGCTAACAGCGCGGTGTCTGGCCTTGGCACGATGTCTACGCAGAATGCCAACAATGTGGCGATCACAGGTGGCAATGTTACTGCTACCAATGTTACTACTACGAATTCTTTTATTGGCGCGGCATTCCAAGCTTCAGGTAGCGCTGGTGGTACGTTAAAAAATTCAGGCGGCACACCACAAATGCAGTGGGGATCGGGCGGCGGTAACAACCTATCGCTTGAAGTTGCTACCAATATCAATCCTGCTAATGCTGCGGTCAGTATTAGCCCAGCAGGTACAGGCACAGTAACAATTAATCCTGCTGGTGGTGGTTCTGCAAACCTAACCAGCGTGACTGCGGCTAATGTAACTATCACTGCTAACTTGTTTGCTAACCTAGCAACCAGCAACACAGCGGCAATGCCTGATCCTAGCTTGCCATTAGCGCCAGAAGGTTACATCACAGTCTATGTCAACGGAAACGCCAAGAAAATCCCTTATTACGGAGTCTGACAGTGGAGCCGCAGTTCTTGATCAACATTCTTTTTGCGACCGCAGGAGCCGCTTT